CCTGTGACGGTTGCTCTCATATAAGTTGAGAGATTTATTATACATAGGAGAGGGAAAGAGACTGGATGACCCATCAACTGACCTCGACGTTGCTTAATCGTAACGCCGTCAGGATACTCGATGTCCGCGCCCGCAAAGCTTCTTACAATTAAGTAAGCCAGGGGTGTAATAATTGGAAATTTTTCCGTGATATCCTCAATCATTCCGATATTCTCGAGAATGCGAGTGATACAACAGAGCGTACTTTCAATCGAAAGTCCATCAGTTGCTGAATCATAATCACCAGAAAAATACTTCTCACCAATTTCGGTATCACCAAGAGCCATGATCTTGCTCAAGGGATCGTCAACCATCGTGGAAAATTGAGAACTTTTCCACCGCGATATCAGCCATTTTTGAAATGGTCGCATAGCCGTATATATCGCCTCTCTTCCAGCTGTAATAACTCTAAACTTCCCTGGTTCTGGGATAGCCTGATACTTCACACGATTGTCCTCACCAGAGGCGCGAGCCAAAAGCTCATCCGCCAAGGTTTGACTGATCTCTTTGCCTTCCCATGGCTGGCCCAGGTTGAAACCTACATCTGGCGCCAACGACCCATGGTTACCTCCATCCTTCCGTCCTGTTTCATACGATGCATGATAGGTAGGTACGCAACTCCCAGGCTCATAACGAGTCCCTGGAGGGATTATCACGTCTACAGCTCTTTTTATCCAATTCTCCGCCACAACACCTAAAGGTTTTTCCTTAGAAAGTAAATCTCTGTGTTTTAACATAGCCTGAATTTCAAGATTCGCTGACATTTGTAGCCAGCATCGCTTAGATTCATATAAACTACGTAAAAACGCACACGCTTTCTGACCCTTTTTACTGGGTTCGTTAACATAAGAACATTGTGTTAAAACGAAACGCCGCAAAAAGCCGGGGAAGAGTGAGATTTTTGAACGATCTCTCGTCTTTCCAGTAGCATATGCTAGTAATTCTTGGAACTCTCCTTTAAGTTTCTTCTCCATCAGATCATCCTGCGAGAGCCAGAATAATCTTATTAGTAAGGTTGTTTTTGCTTCTTGTAACTTGGTCTTGTGTTGAAGTTTCTTAATTAACGGAAAGAAACTTGCAAAAACTTGCATTATTGCACGAAAAGCAACAATTGCCCGTTGATAACCATCACGATTTTCCTTGATTAAGTCAAGGGGATGAGTTATCAACCCTTCAGTTGGACCATCCGGCTGAAGGAAACCGGCACAGAATTGAAGTTGCTTCAACTGTTC